ATAACAAAGATTATCGTGAGAAGAGATTTGAAGGCACTTTTAAATCAGTTTGCTCAATATGAATTATGTTATGGTAATCGTTTCTATATTAACCCAGCTGGATATAATATAAAGAGCACAGGATTTACTATAAATGGATTTTCACAGATTGCTTATATAACTGATGTTCCAAATAAAACTATCTCTGGTGCTTTAGATGGTAGTTTAAAAGGAACTCTTTCTGTCGTCACCAAGAATAATCAAGGTCAACAAGTAGTTTTGATAAAGGATGCAGGTGTAGTTGATTATAAAAAGGGTGAAGTTATATTGAATACAATTAATATTACGTCAACAGTGAGTGAAAATAATATAATTGAGATTCAGGCTTTCCCCGAATCAAATGATGTTGTTGGATTAAAAGATTTATATCTTAGTTTTGATGTATCGAATAGTACAATAAATACAATTAAAGATGTTATTGCTTCAGGTGAAGATGTTTCAGGAGTTGTATTTACAAGAGATTACTATACGTCAAGTTACTCTAATGGAGATTTAGAGAGGAAATAATTTATGTCACATATTGACAAAAGAATACAAGTCAATACGATTATTGAAAATCAGTTACCTGATTTTGTCTTGGATGATTTTCCAAACGCTGTTGAGTTTTTAAAACAATATTATATTTCTCAAGAGTTTCAAGGTGGTCCTAGTGATTTAATTTCAAATTTTGATCAGTATTTAAAAGCAGATAATTTAGTTCCAGAAGTTATTGTTGGTTTTACTACAACAACAGCAAGTATATCGACCACAGATACTACAATAAATGTTTCGAGTACAAAAGGTTTTCCTTCTGAATATGGATTACTTAAAATTGATGATGAAATAATTTCTTATACAGGTATTACCTCAACTTCATTCACAGGTTGTATTCGTGGATTTAGTGGTATCACTGGATATAATGTTGGTATATCATCTTCATTACTTGAAATTAATCGTGAAAGTTTAAAATTTGAAGATACACATTCAAACACACATGAATCTGCATCACAAATTCAAAACTTATCAGTATTATTCATACAAGAATTCTTCAAGAAATTAAAGAAAACATTTTTACCAGGTTTAGAAAATAACGATTTTTCAGAAAAATTAGATGTTGGGAATTTTGTAAAATTTGCACGTTCTTTTTATCAATCGAAAGGTGTAGAAGAATCAATAAGAATTTTATTTAAAGTACTATATGGTGTAGAATCAAGAATACTTGACCTTGAAGGAAATCTAATAAAACCATCTGATGCTGAATTTATACGTCGTGAAGTTATTGTTGCTGATTTAATTACACCAACTGGAGAACCACAAAACCTAACTGGTCAAACTATTTTTAAATCAACTGATTTAGCGACAAACGCTTCGGTTTCAGAAGTTGAAATACTTAAAAGAGAAGGAAAAGATTTTTACAAAATAGCATTATTTGTTGGATTTAGTGACAGAGACTTAATTGAAGGTGTATTTACAGTACCAGGTAAAACAAAAGTAGTTGGAGGAGCAGTAGCAGGTGCAACAATTATAGATGTAGACTCAACTGTAGGTTTTGGAACGACAGGGACAATTATAAGTGGTTCAAATTCACATATAGATTATACATCTAAATCTTTAAATCAGTTCTTTGGATGCACTGGAGTTGGTGTGGGTATAGGAACAGCAGAGGATCTAAGAGCAGATGAAACTATATTTGGTTATGAAAATGGTGATTTATCTAAAAGAGTTGATTTAAGAATTACAGGTGTTTTATCTGAGTTGGTTCCAATCACTGATATAACTCTAATTAATGAACAAGAAAACTTGTTTGTAAAGAATATTGGTGAAAAAGTAGAAAATGATGGTAAAAATTATAAGCAAATATTTGCCAACTCTTGGATATACAATACTGGTTCAAGATTTCAAGTAGAAATTAATGGTTCAACATTTAAATTTAAAACATTACTTGATAAATCTTCATTGAAAGTTGGCGATAGATTTGAAATACTTAAAAGAAACCAACAATCTGTAGTTGGTGGTGGTACAGTTGGTAGTATAGATGTTACTTTAAATCAAGTAAACGCAACAAATATTGCTGGTTTTACACAAGATCCAAATCAGTTATACGATATTCGTAGAATAGTAGAAAAAGTTTCAAGTTCAGGTGTAACTTTAGCAAAAGGTAATGATACAATTATAGCAGATACTTTAAATGTTTACGTAGATGGTAATGTTGATGGTTTTGCAGCATCAAACTCTTTACCAAGTTATGATATTAAGTCTAATATAATTGAAGAAACATTAGTCGGTGGAACCGATGCAGGATTAGATGGATTTAGTAGTCTTAATGAAAGATATAGTTTTATTAATTTTCCTCTTTCAAGAAATATAAAATTTATTCAAGGTGATGAAATTGTTTATCAACCAGAGGGCGAAGCATTTGTTGGATTGGATACTGGTAGAACATATTTTGTAGATCCAGTTATACCCGATGATCCAAACCAAGATATAACCAAGATAAGAATATTTAATTCAAATTCACAAATAGGAACAGCAAGCACCGTTCAAGTTGGTCCTACTACATCTACTACAGATGTACATAGATTTGTATTAAAAAGACATAGCACCAGAGTATTAGACTCAGATAAAGTTTTAAGAAAATTCCCTCTTTCTCAAAACTTGTTTGTACCATCACAACAAGATGTTCCTACAAATGATATTGGAATGTTAATAAATGGTGTACAAATACGTTCACCGATCTCTGATAATCAAATATACTTTGGATCTCTAGAATCAATAGACTTATTAAACTCTGGAAGTGATTATGATGTGCTTAAACCACCTATAATCGGTATTGAAACAAGTTCAGGTGTAGGTGCTGCAGCAGAGCCAATTCTTCGTGGAACTGTAAAAGATGTGTTTGTAGACCCACAACCATTTGATATTGACGCAGTAACTAGTATATCTTTAACAGGTGGTAATGGAAGTGGTTGTGTATTAGAACCAATACTAGGAACAAGAAATAGAGAATTAGAATTTGATAGTAGAGATGTATTTTTTAATGGTGGTGTAGATATTGTAAATGAGACAATTACATTCAAAACAAACCATAATTTAGTTGACGGACAATTAATTTACTACAGTGCAAATAATAATGCTCCTATTGGTATTGGTACAGCATATGATTTAGAAAATAAAATAAATGATACTCTATCTGATGGTGCTCCTTACTTTGTAAGAAGTGTTAATCCATCAACTGTTAGATTATTTAATACAAGAGTTGATGCGATATTCGGCACAACTGGTATTAATACAGTTGGTTTATCTACAGATACTGCAGCGAGTGGTATTCATAAATTTAGAACTGAAAATAGAAATACTCTTGTTGCTGTAAAAGTATTAGAAGAGGGTTCTGGATACACTCATCGTAAATTAAGAGTCAAACCAATTGGTATATCAACTACTTTAAACGTGGTTACATTTAAAAATCATGGATTTGAAAGTGGAGAGCTTATAGAATATAGTGCGGAAACATCAATCATTCAAGGATTAACAACAACTTCTTCATATTATATCAAAAAATTAACAAATGATACGTTCCAATTAGCAGATGCTGGAATTGGTGGTACTTCAATTGCCGATTATAATAGAGGTAAGTATGTTAACTTCACAACTTCTGGTGAAGGATTTCAAATATTTAAATATCCAGATATCAAAGTAAACATTAGTGTTTCATATGGTTCAACTGTTACTGGTGATATCACAATCACACCAGTTGTAACTGGAGAATTAGTTGGTGCATATTTGTATGAGGAAGGTACAAACTATGGCTCAACTATTTTAGATAAAGAAGTTATACCTAAAGTTTCAATTGAAAATGGTAGATTTGCTGAATTTAAACCAATCGTTGTTGGTGGAAGGGTTATTGATGTCGCAGTCGTAAACCAAGGAAGAGAGTATAATTCAAGTCCTGATGTCAGAGTTATATCAACAGGTTCTGGTGCTGGTGCTGTTGTCCGTCCAGTTGTTGAGAATGGATTTGTAATTGACGCTATAGTAACAAATTCAGGTATTGGTTATGATTCTAATACAACTGAGGTTAGAGCATTTCCAAGAGGTAGTGGTGGTAAATTCTCCGCAAGGGTAAGAAGTCTAACTTTAAATAGTGCAAGTAGATTTGGTGATACTCAATTAACTGAAAAAGTTGATTCCCTCAAATTTAGTGTTCTTGGATACTCTCAAGAGATAGCAAACACATTTGAAAATACATTTTCAATTAACTCAAATGGTGAATTTAATCAAATTACTGGACACTCTCCAATTATAGGTTGGGCATATGATGGAAATCCAATATATGGTCCTTTTGGATATTCTGAACCTGACAACATTAACTCAGAGTTAAAAATAATTACATCATCCTATAAAACTGACATAACTCGTGTTGCTAATAGACCCACAGGTTATGCACCTGGATTTTTTGTTGAAGATCATATATTTGACGGGTCAGGAGACCTTGATATTCATAATGGAAGATTTACAAAAACACCTGAGTTTCCTAATGGAATATATGCATATTTTACTTCAGTAGGATTAGGAACTCAAACAAATAAACTTGAAGGAGTTTATCCATATTTTATTGGTAACACTTATAGATCACCATTTATAACTGATAATCAAATATTAGATCATGATTTTGATTTTAATAATTCAGGATTAAGAAGGAATACAAAACCATTTAATGTTGATGAGAAATTTGCAGGTAATGATTTTGTCATAGAATCATACGAAAAAATAAGACAATTATCAGAAATAGAATCCGTCACTAAAGGTAATGTCGATTCAATTACAATTTTAAATGGAGGTCAAGACTATAAAATAGGAGATTTAACTGAATTTGATGATGAAGAAACAAATGGATCAGGATTCAAAGCATCAGTTAGTGAAATAGTTGGTATTGGAATATCTCGTATTGACACGGTAATCACACCGTTTAATAATGCTATATTTGAATGGAGAGGTCAGAACGAGGTTGTAGCAAAATATTTACCATTTATTGAATTAAATGATCAAGATGCAGTATCAATATCAGGTTTGAGTACTAATATAACAAATTTAACAGATGCTTTTAATGTGGGAGTTAAAACTGAAAGCACACAATTATCAGAGGCAATGACTATTGGTAGTGTTGCTGGATTAGTTCAAGATATTTCGGTCAAGTCCATACCTAGCACAATTAGTATAGGAAGTTCTTTAAGAGTTGGTTCTGGAAATACAACAGACACTGAATTATTAAAAGTGATTAATTTCTTTCCCTCTAGAAAAATAGTAAGGGTAGAAAGGACAACTGGTATTGCTCATACTGTAGGTTCAACTGTTGATGTTTTAAATACAGAAATTAGTATTCCAGTTAATACAACAAAGTTTAATTCAGAAGTTAATGATATAATTTACTTTAATGGACCTCAATCAGTCGGAGTAGGAACAACTGTTGGTGGTGCCATCGAAGTAGATGAGTTTGTTGGTGGATTAGATAATCAAGTTTCTATTCCAACAAGAACAATTCGCATTCCAAATCATCCATTTATTAATGGTCAAAAGTTAACGATTAATAAACGAAACGGAGCAAATCGTTTTGATGTTGGTACAACTAATCTTGTAACTGAGTTTAAATTACCATTCTTAGGATCAAATTCAACTGAAGTATTTGTAATTAATAAAGGACCAGATAATATTGGATTAGTTACATCTAAAGTTGGTATTGGAAGTACAAGTGAAGGATTATTCTTCTATTCTAAAGGATCTACATCTGGTATCAACTCATCACTATACTTCTTACAATCACAAAAAGAACAAGTAACTGGTGATATTG